TTAGTATAAATATCATACAGCATGGATTTAAAACATACAGTTTTTTCACATCAGCGTCGCCGAAAACCTGGTCCAGCATTTGAAGTTGATTTTGTAAACTACAGCGAAGGTCAAGCTCAAGTTGGTCCTACTCCGGCTTTTACACGGGCAAGTTCTGGTACATTTGTTAACGAGAATGGACGCATTGTTGGAAAGACCAAAACTACAACCACGCTCGTTCCAAATAACCTGACCGCTAACGTTTCTGTTATTACAATTGATGTACCAGGCGGCAGCGTCGTTGGTTGGCTTAATGGCTCTACAGTAGTCGTTATGCAAGACCTCAACGGCGATGACATTGCTGGTGACGCTCAAAATATTACTGGAACTATACTGCACAAGTCAGACACAACACTAACGCTTAGAGTGACTAGCCGTACTACTGGCGCTGTTGCAATATCAGACTGGTGGGTATCATACAGGGGTCTAAGATTGGAACACGACCCAATCACGCTCAGGCGCCGCGGTTTTTTAAAGGAAGATAACAGAACAAACTTTGTAACTCGTAGCGGTGAAATGCATCTGTGGACTGGTAACGGCACTCGTGTAGTCTCAACTGAAACATGCCCAGACGGCACAAACAGCGCTACGCTATTAACTTCTGGTACTGCTAGTTATGCTGGCTTTCTTAGGTCACTAAACAATATACCACACACTAGCGGTAGAATATACACAGTTAGCGCATTTGTTAAAAAGGGCAACTGGAGTTATGTGTCTTTGGACTGGGGGCCGCTTCGTCCCTCTGGTGGTATGCTTCCCTTTTTTAATCTTGACACATTTGTTTTTAATGCAAATGGCTCTTCAGCGACTGGTAGAATAGAACATTTTCCAAACGGTTGGATGCGTCTAATCGTTACTGGTCCCGCAGGCTCAACAAATGCTACTGGAACGGTAGCAGACTTTACTCTTACTGGATCAAACGGCGCCTCTGAGGGCGGTGTTGGGGCAGATAAAACTGTCTATGTATGGGGCTATCAAGTAGAAACTGATAATAGCGCCGTCGGCAGCAACGTTTCAAGCTATATACCAACAACTATTCTTCCAGCATTAAGATCGGGAGACGTCTATACACAATCTAGTATTTCAAGCTATTATAACGCGCAAGGCGGCACTCTAGTCGGTCAATGCAGCCTAAATAGGAGAACTGATCAAGTAGCAACTGAACTTTTTCGGTTTGGATTTGAAGATGGCTTATCACGCGTTCAACTTGGTGTGACAAACGGAGGAGGTCAAGCAATCAGAGCGTATATTGGTATTGGTCCTAGTGGAAGTTTTACATTTATAGGTGCCGGCCAATGTGGAGGCTTGGGCACATTGCCTCCAGGCCCAACACTAAGAAAAGTAGCCTTTACTTTTGCTAGTAACGACGCGAGGGTGTGTCTTAACGGCACTCTCGGCACGCAAGACACTAGTGTCGAGCTGCCATCTACAACTGATCTTTTTAGATACAATCCACAAGCTACAATTGGACGACTATGGGACGGAATTATTACAAATATTCAATACTATCGTCAACGTCTGCCAAACTCAAAGCTTCAAACTCTTACTACAACCTCTACACAAGATCTCACATTGGGTGTAGACTCTATTACATATTTGAATGATCAAATTAGAATAACAATATAAATAACAGTATATTATGCCAATCGACTTAAATACAGCGACCCCTGCAGAAAAAACTGCCATACTCGGCGCATTAGGACTCAATCTAAACGAACTATCTACTCGAACAGCAGCTGAAAACCTAAGCAACAAGACACTCGTCAGTCCTGCATTTAGCGGTATCTGTAGCGGTCAACTTGAATTATCGCAACAGCTTCCAAATACTATACACAGCGCGGTAACTCGTTCTACAATTCGTCGTGAATTGATGATGCAAGAAAGCGCCGTACAGCGTTTTACTACACAACGCACGTGGAATGTTAGAGGGGGCACAAATGCTTCACAAATTGCAAATTCTGGTGACAACGTATGGCTGGATACTACTGATGGTAGAGCATTCTTAAATACTTCGAATGGACCTACTACTGGTCTAGGTTTAGATCATACTTCGTGGGCACGCAAAGACTTTGGCACGTGCCATCTTAACTTTTCTAGCGGCGGATCACTTGATTGGAATTTCCCATTTTCAATAAGTTTTAGATTTAATCACAGTGAACAGAATGCAGGTTCGACCTCAGAATATTGGCTTGGAATTAGCAACAACTGGTCTGGCGGTCTGCCTTGTGGACGCGGTGTTGGTATAGTAAATGATATCAATGGTTATAGACTGTGGTTCCAAGACGGAACAGCAGCTGTAACTTCAACTGCAGGAAACTCTCTTTTGACGACTGTTGGCGCACACGGATTTACTGTTGGCGATCGCGTACGTTTTACTGCAATGCAGAGTGGAATTACCAACCTCGCCGCTCAAACAACATATTTTGTTGTTGAAGCCGCAGCGAGCAATACATTTAAAGTCTCAACCACTTCGGGAGGAGTAGCAATTGTTCCGTCTGCAGCTTTGGTTGGAGCATCAACACAGGTCGCAAAATCACCAACATATTCGCCGATACTGTCCGGGTTTAGTGTTGGTCTACAGAACAACCACACCGTATTGATAAGTTCAAACGGGCTTGGTACAGCGTCTCTATACTACGGCACCGCTGGAAATACAATTCCAAGCAATACTCCACTCGCTACGCTCCCGGTCGCTTCAACTGGCGGAGGCTCTGCTATGATGGCAATGTCATGCACATTCAAGGGATCAATGGCTAGTGTTACTGGCAATACTGCAATGGCAGTAATTAACGCATCATTCGCACCATTCGCAGCATAACGTTATGACTGATTATATCTTACGATTTCCTTCTAAAGAGATAGCCGAAGCGTTTGGCTTAGCACACGGATTCGCGCGTGCATCAGAAGACGGCACAGTTGTTTCTACATTAGCGAGTCACGAGCACGCTCTGCATGAAGTCGGAGAGCATAACGACGACGGTCAATACTGGGTACTTTTTCGTGACCTCGTTGATATCGAGATACCTGACGGCGGAGATCAGTTTATCGTCTGGTCGTCAAATCAGACTGCGTTAAACGAAGACGGCGTAGAGATAAATGTACCTAGACCATTTAACGACCCTCATGTACCAAATATTTGGTGGGCCTAAGCGCTGAGTCGTACCTCTTCAAACTCACCCTTGCTTAGGTGGAGGCGCGCACTGTTTGCTTTGAAAAATACCTTGTCACCTTCGACTTTATACACTACAATATAGTCGACAATGCCAACATTCATGCTGCGGAGAAGATCTTTAAATTCGCTGTTTACGTAAACTTTTTCATTTATTTTCATATAGATATATATTTATGTTTACAGGTGACAAAAACTGTGATAAAATACTATTTTATGAAAAAAAATGCTAAAGTAATTGGTTGTGGGCTGTCAGGAGTCACTGCAGCGGTGTTATTAAAAGAAAAAGGGTATGCCGTTGAGATTTATGAGACGCGGCCACACATTGGTGGAAACTGCGCCGATGCATACGTCACAAACACGCTCGTGCATCAATATGGCCCTCATATTTTTCATACAGACGACGAAGAAGTCTATAAGTTTCTAAGTCGTTATACTGAGTGGATCCCGTTTAAGCTGCAACCGCAGGGAGACACCCGACTTGGTCGAGTCAGTTTGCCATACAGCCGAAAGACGGTCTCTGAACTTGGTCGCGAGCTTTCACAAGAAGAGATTGTAGAATACGTCTTTAAAGACTACAGCGAAAAGCAGTGGGGCGTGCCATTCGACGAGATTCCAAAGACAATTACAAATCGTATTCCTAAAACTGCAGACGCGGCAGACCCTACCTGGTTTGAAGGTCAAAAGTATCAGTGCATCCCAAAAGAAGGCTACTCTGCAATGTTCGGGCGTATGTTAGACGACATTACAGTACATCTAAACTGCGCTGAAGATCGCTGGGCCTTTGAGAGGACTCCCAATGACCTTATCGTCTATACCGGAAAGATTGACAGCTACTTTGGAACTATCTACGGAGAGTTGCCCTATCGCTCGCTGCGCTTTGAGCATGACGTGCTTTGCGAAAAGATGGATACGTTTATAGTCAACCAAAACAATCCTGACACCCCATACACGCGAGTCTATGATCACAGCTACTTTACTCCAGGTCATGTTGGCCCTACAGTCGTTACGCGAGAATATCCTAAAGCTTGTGGTAAAAATGACGTGCCGTTTTATCCTATTCCTTGGGGCGAAGGACAAGAAACCTATCGCCTCTATGAGGCCCTCGCTAAAGCGGAAAAAGACGTAATTTTCGTCGGACGCCTTGCAACCTATAAATATCTAGACATGTGGATGGCAGTAAAGCATGTTATGTTAAAGCTTAAAGACTTATGAGACTTGCACTTTGTTTAAGAGGACACATACGAGACGGCCTCTTTAGTGACGCATTACGAGAATTTATAAACAACTGTGAAAAAGACGGGCATTTTATTGATGTCTATTGTCATACCTGGTCAGAGTCAGAAGCAAAAACAAGTTATAAAACACTCGATCGATTACATCTTTTTCAAGTTAAAGAAGGGTTGTTACGTAGTTATTTTAAAAACCGCAACGTGATAGACGTGTGCATAGAAAACGATTCTAAGATAAAAATATACGGCAAGAAAAGCGGTGTTGTTTGTAAAAGTACCTGTCCGCTAATTGCATGGAAACGTATGTGGGCAGGACAAGCCGCAGTGGTGGCAGAAGCGTACAAAAATCGTAAAAACTATGATGCGTTTATTAACACTCGCTATGATTTTTTTACGGCTCCAATATGTTATACTCCGCCAAATCATTTGCAACGTCTAATTTCTAAAGGCGAAAAATTTGCATTTAAATATCCGTCATATACTAAAAGTTTAATTGGTGTTGATAATTTTTATGTTGGAACCCCAGAAAATATGTATGCGTTTGTATATGACTTTTATCGTGATTTAGACAGCATAGTTATGCAATATCCTGACACCATTTATCAAGAAGAGTTGGTTTATCGTCACGCACACAACATTGGTTTATTATGAGAGTCGCATTTTGTATACGAGGACACATACGAGGCGGGTTGAATGACTCTCAACTAAAAGACTATTTAAATCTTTTAAAAAAACAAGGGCATACAATAGATTTATTTTTACATACATGGACAGAGTCAGAAGCAAAAAGTTCATATCGAAAACTTGATAAGATTAGCAGTTCTAGTGTCACGCCATTATTGCTTAAAGATTATTTTAGCGAGCATAACATAAAACAGATTATGATTGATGATGATGCTGAGTTGAAATTACATGGTAACTTAGAAGGAAAGATAAACACCTGTCCAAAAATTGCATGGAAACGTATGTGGGCAGGAAAATTTAAACTTGCATCACATCTCTATCACAATCATACCTATGAATATGACCTTGTCGTAAGCACTCGTTATGATAAATTTACTACACAAGTATGCTATACACCAGTTAAAAACCTACTAAAGATGACAACTTGCGAAAATGGATTAAGTCTAAAATATCCGCAATATTATCGATATATAAAGGGAATAGACAACTACTATTGTGGATCAATACAAACAATCTATGATATTACGTGCGCTTTTCACTATTCGCTTGATGAAATTGCCTCAAAATACATAATACGCAGTTTTCATGAAGAGCTTTTTTATAAATATGTGGTTGACCGCGGTTTTGTGAAGTAAAATTGTGTTTTTTATAAATACTCTTATATTGATAGTCATTACGTGATGTTTCACACTTTAAAAGTATAGTTATAAATGGAACCAGAAAGATCGATGCTAAAAGAGTTTCTAGAGGGTGGTTGGATAATACCCCTAGTTGGAGCAGCAGGCATGCTTGCTCGACTCATGACAGCAAAAAAAGAGTATACGATTCTCGAGCAGTTTAAAAATATAATATCAGCCGCACTCTCTGCAGCAATCGCATGGTTTATATTGGAGCAGACCGACATTCCTAGCCTCTACAAAGCGATTACCTATGGCATTATCGGGGTAGTCTCTCCAGAAATCATTACAGGCATCATCAAGCTCGCAAAGAATTTTGAACGCTCACCAGAAAAATATGTGAAAAAACCATGAAAACTGTAATATGGTTAGCACTAGCACTCGTCGCTATTATACAAATAATAGCATTTAATGCTGTTGTTAATCAAAATGAAGTCATTTCTCATTATATTGTGTTGATTGCGCTTGGTCTTTCGCTCTATACTGGAATCTCTATAAAAGAATAATATAAATACAAATTATGAGCAATAATCTAAACCTATACGAAAGATCTCTTATACGTGATACCTCTTCTGCTGTCGCCTATGCACCTTTAGCTTTTACTGCTGGCGAGTATGCACCAATCATTGACGGAGAAGCACGAGTGTTTAGTGGTCTCTATGTCGCGCCTGGCACATCAAATGGAGATATTACTCTTGTTGGAGTAGACAACGTGGCACATACACTGACACTGTCTCCTGGGGTATGGCCGCTCGGAGGAATAAAAATTCTAGAAAGTGGTACCACAATTTCAACAGCTGCAGTAACAGTTTTATTCTGATATGTTAGGTCTTGGATTAGATTTGGCATACAAGTATGTCTCCACAAACGCATCTGCGTTTGAAACGGGTTTGTTTGCTAATCTTATAGCTTACTGGAAGATGGAAGAATCGAGCGGCACTCGTTATGACTCGCATGGAAGCAATCATCTTACTGTATATAGTGATGATCCAAGCGCAATTGAAAGCGGTGGAGGGGTAATAGGTAATAGTGCAATTCAAAATGACCTTAATGAAAATGTAAGTTTATACATAGCACCGTCTCCGTATGACGCCGTAAACTCAAGTTGGAGTTTTTCATTTTGGATGTCTACAAACGATAATGGTGATGATACAAATCAAATGTTTCCAAATGCTTGGTCGAATTGTTGTTTGTGGCGCATTAGAACACTTGAGGGCGACGCGCATCAAACAGTCGAAGGAGGAATTTGGTATGATGAACTTGGTGCGGGAACATCTTTTAATGCAAACAAGGCGGGGATTTACGAGGGGGGATTTGTTCACGTTGCTGTGACGCATGACCTTTCAACAAAAACGGTACGTGTATATTATAACGGCATTGAAGAGCATGTTTTCGTTTATAATATCAAATTAAGTTCAGTAAGTCCTGGAAATAATTATGAAAATACTTTACTTTCTATGTTTGCTGGAGACGTTTCGGGTACACAATATCCGGGTCCAGGCAAGCTAGACGAGGTTGGTATCTGGGGACGGGTTCTTACAGCACCAGAAATAACAGCACTCTACAATTCAGGTGTCGGTTTAGAGTACGAAAATTTTTCATATCAAGCAGCAGATCCAAATTCATGGGATGTGAGCGGATTAAACTTACAGAATGGCTTGTACACTAAGCAATATTGGGGTTATTTTAATGATAGCAACGCGTTTTTTAATGATAGAAACATAGCTGAATTAGGACCAAGTGATATAGGCTATTATCAGATAACGCGTATTGGAGATCTCTTTAATGTCGAGGCTTGGGCAGAAAGTGGATTTTACCCAGAACCGCAATATGATAGACCAGAGTCATTGGGTGAACCTTTCCCTGCAGTTGGTAAAGGTGTATACTATTTTTATGCTGGAGGATCACCGATCGACCCAGGTCCAAATAATCGTGTAGGTCCAGCTTTAAAATCTGAAGAGGTCGCGAGTGTCGTCTATGGAAACTATTCTGCGGTTCCAAACAACGAGAGTCTTATTATAAGAGGTTATTTTAAACCGAATATAAGTGGACTACACACATTTAAACTTGCTTCTGACGACGCTAGCTATCTATGGCTTGGTACTAATGCATTTGATGTCAACCGATCTATCGGCAATAGCGTAGTAAGTTTGCCTGGTCTGCATGGCATTGACGAAAGTACAGGTACATTTTATATGGTTGCTAATCGGTATTATCCGTTAACGATAGAGTTTGGAAACGGACCAGAAGGTGCAGGACAATTATATTTTCAGTATATGACCCCAGGTTCGAGTGTATATTCTTCTGATTTGACTGGAAAGATTACATACAATTTCGCCACTAAAGGCCATTGAGTATAAATAGTATATTATGGCAAAACCAACATCACGCCAAGAATTAGCAGACTATTGCCTTCGTGCTCTTGGTGCTCCAGTACTCGAAATCAATATCGACGAAGATCAGATTGAAGATCGTATTGACGAGGCACTTCAGTTTTATCAAGAGTATCACAGCGACGCGGTCGTGCGTACATTCTTAAAGCATCAGGTCACTCAAGCAGACTATATCAACAACTACCTTACGTTGCCTGACCAACTTATTTCGGTGCTGCGAGTCTTAAACTTGAGCAGCGGCGACGCAGCTGACATGTTTAGTGTAAAGTATCAGATGTTTTTAAACGACCTCTATGGGCTTCGCAAGCCCGACTCGCTCATCAACTATGAAATGACCAAACAGTATATGAACTCAATCGAGCTTATACTTACAGGTTCAACCCAACAGATTATATTTACTCGTCATATGAATCGATTAAGCATTCAAGACGACTGGAAAACCTATGTACAGATTGGTCAATACATTATTATTGAAGGCTATCAGACCATCGATCCTGATGACTTTAAAGATGTTTACAACGATATGCTTCTCAAGAAATATCTTACTGCACTGTTGAAAAAACAGTGGGGAACAAACTTGTTGAAATTTGAAGGCATGACTCTTCCTGGTGGAGTGACACTAAACGGTCGCGCAATCTACGAAGATGCGATTGCAGACATTGAAAAAATTGAGACCGACTTTGATACCAAATATCAAATGCCGCCAGACTTTTATATGGGATAACACATTATGCCACGCAGTGTATATTTTAGTGAACGCTATAGACCCGAACAGAATCTTCTAGAAGATCTGCTTATCGAGTCTATGAAAATTATGGGGCATGATGTCTACTATATCCCGCGTAAAATTGTAAAGCAAGACTTTATACTCAACGAAGATGTAATATCAAGCTTTGACACTTCGTTTATGATCGAAATGTATATCGAGAGTGTTGATGGTTTCGAAGGAGACGGCGACCTTATGACAAAATTTGGTCTTGAAATTCGCGATCAAGTCACACTCGTATGCAGTCGTCGTCGATGGAACTCTCTTATCGGTCGTCATGGCTATACAAACGACAGCGTTCGACCACGTGAAGGTGATCTCATCTATTTACCACTCGCTGGAGGACTCTTTGAAATTAAGTTTGTTGAAGACAAGAGTCCATTTTTCCAACTTGGCGGCAGTGGCGACACAAAGGGAGTCATCCCGACATTCAAACTTATATGTGAACTCTTCGAATACAGTGGTCAAGAGATTGATACTGGAATCGAAGAGATTGACACAATACAAGCTGGTCATACTCAGGGCACTCGAGTAGAACTCGATTTCGACGGCGGGCCCGTTCACAATCTTGGTGAAACGCTAACAATTACTCTTCCGAATCTTCCTGGTGAGCCTGTCGTTACTGGAGAGGCAGAATTGTTGCAGTATGAACACACACCAACGGGAACGATTGCTACTCTAGGCATACTAACGTTCAATGATGGAGAGTTTCATACTCTATCACCAATTGAAAGACTAAATCAACCGACTCTATATGCTGCTCTACAGGGTCAAACATCTAACACTTCTTCAATCATAAATTCAGTAGTTGGTTTGACTGATGGTGATGCAGCACTTTTCATCAATGACGATCTCACGCAAAACAGTTCATTTGAAATTGCTGGTAATGACTATATCGATTTTAGCGAAAGCAACCCGTTCGGAGACCCATCATAAGTCATGTTAAATTCATCATACTACTATAATGGCAACCTTAAAAAGATTGTAGCTGTTTTTGGCACAATCTTTAACGACGTTTCTATAGCGAAAAAGGTAAATGGTAAGATGACTGGCATTCAACGCGTACCAATTTCCTATGGTCCTAAACAGAAGTTTTTAGCTCGTTTAGCAAGTATGCATATGGAAGAGTATGGAGACATTGCCATCAAACTGCCTCGTATGAGTTTTGAAATTACTTCAATAGCTTACGACTCAACAAGCAAACTAAATAAACTCAACAGCAAATTATATCTTGTTGAAGGTGACTCTGACACAAAGACAAAAATATATCAGGGCATACCGTATAAAGTTAGTATTCAACTAAGCATACTTGCACATCATCAGGATGACGCGCTTCAAATTTTTGAGCAGATTGTCCCGTACTTTACACCAGACTATGTTGTTGCTGTAAAGGATCTTGAAGGGCCTGGCTCAATTACTGATGTGCCTATACTGCTAACTAGCACAAATATACAAGATGACTATGAAGGTGACTTTGGAAACAGTCGTCGTACAATCATCTATACATTAGATTTTGATATCAAGTTTAAGTTTATGGGCATACAGTCTGGCCCATCAAAAATTATTAAAGTTGTTGACGTTGACTTGTATGACGTCCCAATAACTCCGGATTCTTTACCTATTGACGGCGTGCGCGTTGAACTTGGTGATCCAGAGAATGACACTCCAGAAAATTATACTGTAATCACTACATACGGCTTTGATGAGAATCCATAATTATGAAAAAGAACAAAGATACCATACTGGCATCTCTTGAAAAAAACGTCTTACCAGTAAAACATGAAATTGCAGTCGCCACTGGCACTCAAGTTGGGCCGTCTCATGACGAAATTGTGTTACACGCTGAAGAAGACTACAAGTTTGCGAGGGAACGCATAAAGAAACTTATTGATACGAGTGACGAGGCTATAAGCACGATGCATGCTCTTGCAGCTGATGCTGAACACCCACGTGCGTTTGAGGTACTTGCTGGTATGATAAAAACTGCAGCTGACATAAACGGACAGCTGCTAGGTCTACAAAAAGAGCGCAAGAAAATTGTACAGGTTGAAGATAAACGCGGACAAACTCCAGCACCGAGCACCACTAATAATGCTATATTTGTTGGTACCACTACAGAACTACAAAAGTTACTGAGAGGTAATGTTGATGATGAGGCTATTGACGTTGAATGACCGCTCCAGATTCATATAATGGCAATCCATACATCAAACGTGATGGAGTGCAGCAGCAGTTTACCGCTCACGAGATAAGCGAGTATAAAAAATGTATGGCAAGTGTGTCGTACTTTGCAGAACACTATGTAAAGGTTATAAACCTTGATCGCGGACTTGTAAACTTTAAGCTGCGCGGCTATCAAGAAAAGATGGTCGATCACTTTACACACAATCGCTTTAGTATTATTCTTGCGTGTCGCCAGAGCGGTAAGTCTGTGACGAGTGTTGCGTGGTTGCTTCACTACGCGATATTCAACCCTGATAAAAAGATAGGCATACTTGCAAACAAAGGAGCGACTGCACGCGAGATGTTGTCTCGTCTTACCCTTATGCTTGAAAACTTGCCATTTTTCTTGCAACCTGGTTGTAAAATACTAAACAAGGGAAACATAAAATTTAGCAACAACTCTGAGATTATTGCTGCTGCAACAAGCGGTTCAAGTATTCGCGGACTCTCAATGAATGTTATTTTCCTTGACGAGTTTGCATTCGTACATGGAGCAAACGAGTTTTATACAAGTACCTATCCCGTTATTTCGTCTGGAAAAGACACAAAGGTTATTATTACAAGTACTCCTAATGGCATTGGTAATATGTTTTATAAGCTTTGGGAGGGTGCGATACAAGCCACAAACGAGTTTCAACCATTTACTATTCGATGGAATGACGTGCCTGGACGAGACGACGAGTGGAAACGTCAGACGATTGCAAACAGCAGCGAACTTCAATTTGCCCAGGAGTTTGAAGTAAACTTTATTGGCAGCTCCCAGACGCTAATAGGTTCAGACACATTGCTAGGACTGCAGTCTCATGAACCTCTACAACTGCAACATGGCATACGTTACTATGTTGAACCAGTTGAAGGTCATGACTATATAATAACTGCTGACGTCAGTAAAGGTCGCGGCCAGGACTACAGTACATTTACTGTGTTTGATATATCTGGCGTAGACGGCACATTTAAGCAGGTGTGTACATATCGAGACAACCTTGTGTCTCCACTTATGTTTCCAGAGTTTATTGTTCGTGCCGCAAAGACATACAACGATGCACTTGTAATAGTTGAAAACAATGATGCTGGACAAGTGGTATGCAACTCGATCTATTACGACTATGAGTATGACAACACGTTTGTACAGAGTTCTGTAAAGTCAAGTGGTATTGGTGTGACAATGACAAAACGTGTAAAGCGTATTGGGTGCAGCAACCTAAAAGATCTATTAGAAAGTGGCAAACTTCAGGTTTGTGACGCAGATACAATAGTTGAACTTAGTAGCTTTGAACCAAAGGGTGACAGCTATGCTGCGCGAGGAAACACCCACGACGACATGGTTATGAATCTTGTGCTCTTTGCCTGGTTTGTAAGTACTGACGCGTTTGGAGGACTCAGTAATATCGAACTAAAATCCCTTCTCTATAGCGAAAAGATACGAGAAATGGAAGAAGACTTGCCGCCATTTGGCATATTTGACAGCCCAACTTCAGCGCCGACCCCAAGTATGGTTGACTACGAGCGACAGGTATCGACACTTCAGGAATGGAATATGCTGTAAAAGTGACTTTTTATAAATATCGATAGATTGAAGTTTTCTTATTATGATCTCTAAACTTATAATTAACAACAACTGAAGAAAGAAAGAAAAAATATATGGCAACCTTACAAAGCGTAGGTGTACAAGTTACAGAAACCGACTTGACACCCGTAACACAACCGGTATCGGCATCAACTGGAGCATATGTTGGACACTTTAATTGGGGTCCGGCGCTTGAACTAGTAAATGTCGTTTCTGAAACAGTGCTAGGAAAAATCTTTGGCACTCCAAGTAAAAAAGATGACATGACCAGTGGGTCATTCTTAACCGCAGAAAGCTTTTTGAAATATGGCAATTCATTAAAGGTACTTCGTACACTTGATACTGCTACAGCAAAAAATGCTAAGGGAGAAGTTTATCTTTATGGCACGTCAGAAGAGACACTCTGCATACCAAACAAAACAGCATTTGATATTGTGAGTTCTACTCTTTTAACATCACCGTTCTATGCTCGATATGCTGGTTCATTAGGCAATTCATTAAGCCTACAAGTATTTCATGCAAATAATGCGGGCACCACAGCATCTGAATCTAAAAAATTCTTTTCTACGCTTGCTGGCACGACTCTATGGGCGTCTGAAGTTTCAGAAACTCCTATCACTAACGACGAAGTTCATGTCGTAATTTATGACGAACTTGGTCTTATAACTGGAGCAAAGGGCACAGTGCTTGAAACTTGGGAAGGTCTATCATTAGCCCCTGACGCACGTGCAAGTTCTGGAATTAATAACTACTGGATGGACGTAATCAATACTGGTTCGTCGTATGTGTATGTTGGCAACGCGGCTGATGTCGCAACAGTATCAAACAATACATACGCACTCGTTGGAAACGGCGCTATTACGTTTAGTGCTGGCGCTAACGGCGACCAAGACTTTAATAATGTCACAAACACTTTGACAATATTAGAAGACACTGACAACATAGACGTAAATTTAATATTTGCAGAAGCATTTGAAGATGACACCGAAGCTGAAGTTAACGACGCACTTATTGCCGTAGCAGAACAACGTAAAGATTCTATGGTGTTTTTATCTGCTCCATTAGGTCTCTATAGATTGCCTTCAGATTTGGCTAAACTTAATGCATTACAAACTTGGCGCAACAATGGCGTTGCA